ATACGTAATGATCCGACTTGCATTCAGTCCTTTCCCAAATAATTGAGACGAAAAACCAAACCAAGTCTTTTGAGTACAATTAAATACTTCATCACTTCCAATAACCACTACATCATAATGTTTTGTATTTATGGTTAACTGATAATCCCGCTGTCGGGAATGTCGAATGTCACGTTTTTGGATAGGGAGTCGAGTTGGACGCCGGCCTCTCCCGACGAGGAGACCCCATACACGGAACAGGTTAAGTAATAGGTATGGGTTCCCGGTGGAAGGTCCGGATGTGTCGTCCCCAAAGGGATATTCAAAATGAGAATCCCTGCTCCCTTGTATTCGTAATCATATATCGCGAGGAATCCGGACCCCGAAATGCGGAAGGTGTATTTCTCACCCACCGGAGGATTTCCGTTCGGAAAACTGATACGCACCTGAAAGTAACTCGAAAGGAAAGTGAAATCCACGATTTTAATCGGGGTATATGTGCTGTTTATCTCGGCTGTCATGGCTATCGATGTGGGTATGGGGAAATAATCCGCCATGGTAATCTGTTTGTCGACACCCGTCCAATATTCGAACGACTTCTTATCGATAAGGAACAATGTCACCTTCAAATTCGTCCCTATCGAATCCTCCCCCGGAAATGTGTCGCTCTGTCCGACAGGAAGTATCGGCGGAGTAGTACCGTCACTGAAAAACTTGACCTTGAAAGCGGAGTACCACACATTGCCCACCCGCAAGGTGGTTACGGTATTTGTCGAGGTATTTGTCAGCAATCGGGCAAAACTGCTTCCATTTCCATCGGTTGCCAAAATAGCCGGGTAATAATCGCCGATACTCTTGTCGGAGGCCAGCGACAGCCACGATTCGACGGGTACGCCGGTGGGATTCACCGAAGTGTCGTAATAGTTGATGTCGACAAAAAGATACGGCACGTCCGCACTGATTTCATCAATTTTGCTTCCGGTAAGATTGGGTTTTGCGTTATGGTCGTAGCCGTCGAAATCGCTCAGGCGACAAAAATCCGTACCCGGGTGGGGATAGGCCACATAGTCGAAGGAGGTGTCATGGATAGCGACGATATTCGTTCCGTGCGGTATCGTGGCTTTCAAGCCATAGCGTATGCCTTGATTCTTATCCGTCTCGCTTCCTTCCCATTGATCGATATAGGTAGTGACCCCGCCGGATTGCTGGGGATAGTTTTCGGAAAGCGGTGCGGCCTGCGGATAGCGCACCGGTTTATGCCGGCTCCACTTGTTGATACGTCCCGGACGGCCACCCTGCAACAGGGGTCGTTCGAGGGCAACGATGTCGGCCACGTCCCATACCCCGTTCTTCGGATAAATTCCAAGTAGGTTATAGGGGTCGGTTATCGCTACCGGGGCTGCTATCTTGTTTTTATCGATGGCCATACGCTCACTTTCCTCCTTTCCCTTTTAATTCGGACAATTCCTTTTTCAATCGTTCCACCTCTTTTTTAAGGGCTTTAACCAGACGGGCGGTCTCCTGCGTTGCACCGGCGATGGTGTTGATATAGTCGGGCGACAGGTAGTTCAGAGCCCCGTAACCGTCCTCTGTTTCGTAGGCCATCGATGGCAATACCTCTTTCACCTTTTGATAGATCAGCCCCGTATGGGCTTCCCCGTCCACGCCGCCCTTGTTACGCTTCCGTGCTTTTTCGGTGTATAGAAAATCGCATACCCTGCCCATAGCCAAGAGCCTGTCGGTATAACTTCGGGTGTAATCGAAATCTCGCTTCAAACGTTTGTCCGAAGTCGTTAGAGCGGTGACCGAGCCTTGTGCCGAGATATTGCCTTGCGACGATATATCCCCTCCGGCCGTGATGTTACCGTCCGATGTGACACTCTCCTTTGACCTTATGTTATTCGTCGCCACAATCCTTCCGGCGGAGATGGAGACAGACTTACTCCCGGTCGAAAGGTTTATACTCGTAGCCCTGATTACATTCGCTCCATCGATGTCTCCCTCCATCGTTATATCCCGGACTCCCGACAGACTTCCGGACACATCGTTCGATCCGTCAAACGGATTTCCCCAAATCGTCCGGATATTTTTAAGCCTGTCGGCGGCGATGGAATCGTTATCCGTCAAGGCGACAGACGGGGTCACCACGGTCAGCTTGCTCACGCCGACTGCCGGCATGGGAGACAACGATATGCTTTCCACACAGTTCTCGCAAGTCCCGTTCAATGCCCCGTATGTGTTATAGACGAATATGGAGCAGGTCTGGTAATCGGTCTTGGCCGAAACCCAAAAGCACACGTGTCCCCCGTACAAGAACACCTTCACGTCACCCAAATCGTCACCGAAATGCGTACCGGCCGTAGCCGTAAACTCGACATCGTTCGGGGCATAATTATACGCCTGTACGATCGTATTGATAATTCGTCGGCTATAATATCCATTTCCGATCAGATGCAACGTCAACATAGCCGCCTCGGCCTCTTCGACTTTCGTGTGAATCAACCACCCGTTTCCGGTGGCTGTCTCATACATGCCGCCCCTCTTATACAGGAAAGCCCCGTTGTCAAGTCCGTTCAACTTTTTCGCATTGTCCGATTCGACCGCACGTCCGACTGTCAGCCCCGTATATGTACCGCTCACGTTGTTTATCTCGGCCAGCGAATAGGTAGGCTTGTTCGGCTGCTGCACCCAATCGTACAGGGTGATGCCTTTGGTCGCAACGATACCGAGGGCTGTCTTGTTGACGGCCGTCACCACATTGCCTGTACCTATCGTAGATGCGCCGGCGTTGGCGAGTTTCCAAATCTCGTTGATGGCGTAGGCGTTGAAGGTATCGGTAAGGGTGGTGTTGTCGAACACGCCGCCCAGATCGTCGAACCCATGAACGAGCTTGATAAGCCCTCCTTCGCCACTGCCGCCCCCTTCGAGGCTGCCGAGGCCGAGTGCCGAGAGCGCGCCTGTCGCATATAGGCTTATCGGTTCCCCGTTTTTCGAGTCGTACACTTTAATGGCCTTGTTGGCGGCGTCCGATACCAGCGTCGCCCCGCCGATGGTAACGCTATGGTTGACATCGATGTCGGTCATGGGCACGAGGGGCGTGACATCGAGCAGTTTCCCGCTCTCCGAATCTTCATTAAGCTGAAAGATGTTGAGATAGGCGTCGATGAGTTTGTCTCCGAAGTAGAATGCCCCGAGGTTGGTGTCGATTTTCCCTTTCTTGTCCCACCGGATATTTCCGGCGGCCAGATAGCCCGTGCCGTCCATGCGGATCAGGGCCGTGGCCTCGGTTCCGGCAAGGTCTTCCTTTTCGACGTATTTCCCGGATTCCTCGTCATAGACAAAGCGGTCCACGGGTTCTCCGCCCGCCCAGTAGGAGATACTGCCGGTTCCCCGGTCGAGACCGCTCACCCCGCTCATGACGACATACTCGCCTTCGGGAGTGCGGTAGCCGAGCTGCACGAGGCTCGTGGCGATGACACCCCCGTCGATGGCGGTGTCGTTACGGAAGGCTTCTTTGAGGTATTCGCGCTCTTCAAGCGCCTTGTCGAGGTCGTCGTAGTGCTCGGTAATGAATTTGCCCTTAATTCGTAGCACCTTATTCACCGAGTCGTAGACCAGATAGGTGTTTTGTTCGGGGACACCGACGGCAAAGTCGCCGAGGACTTTGAGGAAAGCCCGGGCGGTGTTCTTGTCGAACCCCTGACTGATGACCTCCTTGCCCTGCAAGGTGTAGGAGCCGATACCCTGCAACAGCTTGATGCTGGGGGAGTCGATGGCGACGGAGGAGATGATGACGGCGTTCTGTCGCCCGGGCTCCTCGCTGCCGCCCACCACCGGGTCGTACCCCAGCTGGATAAGGGCGTCCCCGGCTACGGGGATATCCGAGCCGGTATCGGCATCCGTCTTGGAGAGGTCGACGTAGTTGTCGCCGACCCCGACCACCTTGCGCCAGTAGTAGCGGGGCTTTAATGCCTCCGTCCGGTCGACCGCCCGGCAGATGGCCATATCCCCCACGATGAAGTCGTTCTCGGGAGCGACACTCCCGTCGTCCGCATAACAGCGGTAATGCGTTTCGAACTCCTCTACCCGGAAAAGGTTTCCGAAGGAGGCAGAACTGACGATATACTCCCCGGCAATATGGGTGACCCGGTTGACCTGCGTCTCCTGTATCGTCGCTTTCTTGCGGATAAAGATGTTGTCTGCCTCGATATAGGTGTTGGCCTGTTCA